CCGGCGGCGTAGGTCCACGGGTTATGGATCATCAACATCGCGTTGGAAGAGATCACCACCCGGTGCGCACCGCACACGGCGACACTGGCGGCACTGGCGGCGAGCGCATCGATCCGTCCGGTGCAGCGCTCGCCCAGACGCGACAACGCGTTGTGCATGGCCAGACCGTCGAAAAGGTCGCCGCCGATACTGTTGAATGCAGCCACCACCGGCGACACACCGTCATCCATGGCGCGCAGATCCTGCACGAACTGATTGGCAGTGATGCCCCATGCGCCGATCTCGCCGTAGACGAAAACTTCGATCACTCGCTCGGTAGCCTCGCCGCTGGCCTGCAGGGCGTACCAGGTCTTGTCCTGAACCTCGACGCGCTTGCCTGCGCGGTTGTAAATGCGCGGTCGCGCTTGCTTGCTCATGGTTGCTCCTTGTCGTCGTTGTCTTCGACGGCATCAAGGGTGTTGTAGTTGAGGCCCAAAGTGGTGGCTCGCGCCAGATCGGCAGCGTTTTCCAGATCGACCGTTTCGGCGTCGTAGCCTGTGCGCAAGACCATTTCGCTGCGTGAAGCAAAGCCGGCTTGCACTTCCATCCGCCGGGCCTGCACGTCTTGTACTGGCTGGATGTAGGCCCAGCCTTGAGGCACCCAGCGGGTACGCAGGTATTGCCGACGTTTCTGCGCGTAGTCGCCCAGCACCAGGACACCCGACAGCACCGCCATGTCCATCCACGCGGCCCGTACCGGGCGGCAGAGTTGATGCACGTACACGCTGAATTGCAGTTGTTCCAACCGGCGCCGAAACTCGTTGAGTACCACCCGAAGTGCTCGGTCGTTGATTCCGCGCATGTCGCCGGTGAGGATCTCGTAAGGCGTACCGCTACCCGCCGCTGCAGCCATCAACTGCTGCCGCATGAAGTCCGGGTAGTTGTTGCCCGCATCCGGCGGTTTGGAAAATTCCACCTCTTCGCCCGGACCGAGTTCCTGCATGGTGCCGGGTTCGAGCGCAACCATGGGCGTGAAGCCGTCGCGGTCCAGATCCAATAACGCGCCGGTGACCGGATCGCGTGGAGCCGGACCCGCGTCCGGCGGCGGGCGCGTGATGAAACCGGCGAACAGGTTGGCCACCTCCTGCCGGAACAGCACCGCGTCGTCGTAGTTGTCCAGACTGCGTAGCCGTTTCAGAACCGGCGACAATCGCGGCACACCGCGCAACTGGCCAGGTTCGACCGGTTCGAAGATGTGCAGCACCTGCGCGGCCGGGACGCGCACTAGCTGGTTGTAGCCGGCGTTCAACGAGGCCGCATCACGCGGGTGCGACAGGTACATCCAATACGCTACCCGCTTGCCGCCGGGCGTGAACTCGATGCCGGCGCGGATGACGTTGCCGTTCTTGGTGCTCTCGAATTTGTCGTGCGGCACGAACTCCGGCGCCAGAATCTGCAACTGCAGTGGAACCGCCAAGCCTTCGTCCCGACTGCGAGGACGCAAGCGAACAAAGCATTCACCCGATGTTTCCACCGTGCGCGCCACCAGCGCCTGCTGGCCGTAAAAGTCGGTGCGGTCATCCGCATCAGATTCATCAACCCAATCGCTCCACAGCTCCTGAAGCAGCTTGCGCAGGGCATCATCATCGGTCGCTGGCCTAGGGGTGATGCCGGTGCCGATCAGGTTGCTGACGCGCTTGTCGATGACGTTGAAGGCATACGGGTCATTGCGAACCGCTGCCCGGGAGCGCGACCGCAAATTGCGCAGTGCCGGGGTGTTGATGCTGTTGATCCCGTTGTCGGGAGCGTCCCAGTTAGCGGATCGGCGGCCTTCACCAGCGCCTTCGTAACTGGCCTTGATGTTGGACGGCAGTACAAAGCCGTTACGGGTCAACGTCGGAAAATGTCGGGCCATTAAAGTCCCCTGCCCCCGTGATAAAGGCGGATCACGCGCGAACGTGGCCCGGCTTCGCGTGCCAGCGACGAGCGTATTTCCGCGCGCGCCGCGAGCAGTTCATCGACCGTGCGGTATTCCACGGTACGGTCGGTGTAGCGCACAGTTTTCTCACCGCGAGCAATGGCCGCCTCAACCGCGTCGAGGTGCTTTTTCGTAAATGACATATCAGCGTCTCTTCAGGTAGCCACTGGTGGAACTGCGGCGTTGTGGGGGAGCGGCTGCCGGACGTGATTTCACGGCGGGTTGCGGCACCTGTGGTGCGGCCGGTGTTACGACTGGCCGGCTGAGCCGTTCGCTCTGAACGGGCTGGCTGCTATCGCCCGAAACCGACTCGTAGATCGACTTCCGAATACGCGTCCAATCGTGTTCTTGGTAACGATTGATGCCGAGGTAATGGGCCATGGCCAGGTTGTACACCAACAGATCGAGCGCTTCGTTGCGCTCGGCCTTGCCTTTGGTCCATTCGATGCGTTTGTGCCCCCTGACGTAACGGGTGATTTTTCGCTCAGCCACGCACTGGGCGAAAAAGTCATCCGGCAGGTCGTTGGCAAAGTGCAGCGCTCCCGGTCCGGTGTCGAACACATAGCGGTTGTAGATCCAGTCCTTCGCCGTGTCGGTACCAACAATCCAAAGCTCGGCTCCATGCCGTTCAGTGAGGCCCTTCCATGTCACGTCGACCATCGAAGGTCGCTGCGCGATCACCGGCCGGCCTCGCTTGCTCGCCCCCTTGATGGCGAACACGCTGCGCCAGCGGCGCATACGACAGAACTGATAAACCTCATCCGTATGGTTACCACCGGAGTCGACCGCAGTCGCCATGATCATCAGCTCAGCACCACAAGGGTGTCGGTAACGGGCCTTGAGCAACTCATCCAGCGCCGCCCAGGTACGTTCATCTGCCGGGTCGCCGGAGATCACCTGAAAGTCGACCACCCAGCGTTCCATGCCGGCCCCCCAACCCATCACCATCAGTTCCAGGCGGTTGGCTTGGGTGTCAACAGAAGCGGTCAGCATCAACACGCCTTCGGGCATTGAGCCAAGTCCGTAGCTTTCCAGCCGCGCCCGATCCCTCAGCACGTCGGCTGAGGTTTGCTCCTGAGCGCTATCCCAGACCTTGGCCAGACGGGTGTTATAAAACACCTGCATCGGCTCCAGATCGCCTTTGGCCTGAGCCTTTTTAGCCTTCTCGAATTGCTTGGCCAACGAGGCCCAACCGGTCCAGCCGGGCGGCGAGTACAACGCATTCAAGTTGAAACCAACGTTTTCGCCATCGCCTTGTGAGTGTGATCGCCACTCCCCTTTTGCCAGCATCTCGCCCTTATAGCGTTCCTCGATCAGTACGTCGCAGTCGGGGCCGGCACACTGGTAATGCACAACCTGAAAATCCTCCGAGTAATGCAACCGCTCCCACTCCAGAACCTGCATGTGTTCACAGGTTGGACACGGCACGTAGTAGTAACGCTGATCGCTGACCTCAAACAGATCAGCGATCCGTGACGCCCCCCGGACCGTCGGCGAACTGGAAAAATAAAATTTAGCGTTACGGCCGAAAGTACTGCCGCGAGTCTCGGCCAATTCGACCGGGTCGCCCTCTTCGCCCACGTCCACACTCCAGCGATCAACCTCGTCGCCATAGATGTAGCGGGCGGAAAGCTCCGCCAGGTTGGCCGCAGAACCGGCCGTGGTGATGTACAGCGAACCACCCTCGAACTCCTTCGTGTCCATGGTGTTGCGCGCATCTCGCGAGCGGTTGGACGCCACGCGCTCACGCAGAACCGGCGTGGCCTTGATGGTTTTACCAATGCGCGACGATACCCGCTTGGCCAACCCCAGACTAGGCAACAACGTCAGGATGTTGGACGGGGCCATATGGATCAGGCCGCCGATCCAGTTCAAGGCGATCTGCGTTTTCATCAACTGCGAAGCCACCATGGTCACCACCCGCTTGCACGGGTGGGCAGGTGACAGACAGCGCATCGGCTCACGCGCATAAGGGGTGCGCGAAGTGTGGTATTGACCAGGCTCGGCCGCGCCCGTGTCGCGCGGGATGCGCATGTACTCGTCGGCCCACTGATCAATCCAGACGTCAGGCTCTGGTCGCTGCCCACGGAAATACGCTTCGCGGTACACCGTCGCACCGTTCGACATTTCTAAGGACATAGGTTTAGCTCGGTGTAATGGCTTGTTCTAGATCTGCTGTGGACAGCCGCTCAGCATCTTCCAGTGTTTGTCGCAAAGCCGACGTCAGACGCTTTTCGATTTGCCATGGATCAGACAGCGAGGCCAGTTCAGGCGATAGCTGTGGCGCCATTCCAAGCAAAAGATCACGCAGCAAGCGACCGGCGTTATAGGCCGCGTCTTCAACCGCTTTGCGCTCTACTAAAGTGCCTTGGGCTTTAAGGAAATTGTTTTTTTCCTGAAGCGACAGGTAATGCTCACGAAGAGCGCGTGACTTTTGAAAGTCGGGTACCTGACCAGAGGGGTCATCTACAAAGTCTGCGATGACTATTTCCAGCGGTGGCTGATTTCCCCGCTTCGGTCGATTGCGCTCATGTCGAGCGGCGACGGCGGCCTTGCTCGGGTCGCTCGTCATGGCCAGAAGCTGCTCGCTGGCCTCCACATCAATCTGCCCGGCGGCATTCAGAACCAGTCGTTGACTCTTGACCAGCTTGCCAACGTACTGCCTCGACCACCCCTTCAGCTCGCAGTACTCCTTGCGAGTTACAAAAGCCATGCGGCCTCCATCGTCTTGGCTTGTCGGTCTTGTCAACTAACCCGGCTTAGTTGACAAGCCTTTTGGCCAGTGCGCCGGGGCTACTGTTTAAGAAAATGAACAGGCATAAAAAGGCCCACAGCCCAATAGAACCGGGGGGCACTTCACTAAAAACCACTGTTTGGATCATGCGAACGCTGTCGCTGAAAACCCGGCATTCCTTGTCAACCTGTCAACCGCTGTCAACTAACTTTCCAGCCCTGTGGCTAACGCTTTCCCGCGGGTTTCCGACCCCGTACCCTTCGGATAACCCCAGGGTCCCCGGCGATGTCAGCGCCAGGTCGGGTCGGGTCTCACCTTTGACCCACAACTCCTTCCCGTCATCGCCTATCACGCGGACCTGCATTGGCCGATCTCCTTGGAATAATTGATTGGCAGCGACTTACTCATCGACTTGAACGCCCGCCTTCTTTGCCAAGAACTGGGTGTACAAACCACCGGCTACATCGGCGCCAATTACCGCGATCACGATGCCCAATCCGGCAGCCAGATAGAGGTTGCTCCAGAGCGCCATTGCTAGCAGCAGCGTGGCCATTCCCAGCAAACCCGATGCGAGAAACCGCAAAGCAACCCGCTGCAGGATCTGTCGTAACCCGAGGTCGCTGCCCGATGCTCTCAGCATCTCTCCCGACAAGCCCGCCATGCTTAGCAATATCAGAAGCCAAAGGGGTACATCCGCGAGAGCTTGCTGCTCCGTGCTCATCTGTAGTCCTCAAATAGGTTCGGCCTCCATGTCACTGTCATCCGCTATGAGCAAAGAGCCAGGCATGGGGCCGAAAACGAAAAAGCCCCGCACGATGGCAGGGCTCATAAATAGGCATAGAAAAACCGACTCGATGGTCGGGCTTCTGGAAGCGTCTCGCTGCGTTCACAGCAGTTCACGCTGCTATAAAAACAAATCTATTCCGCGCGGAAAAGGCTTTTTAGCATCGCCAGGTCAGACGTAGGAAATGCTCACCTAACGCCACTACGCTAGAATAACGTCACAACTCGCTTCCCCTTCTCCTAAAAATGGATATTTCTAGGCAAATGACTAAGACAAACCCGACCTTCTGCGGAGCTGAACCAACTTGGGCAAATGCTTGTGTAGGGAATAATGGAAATCCTAGCTACGTAGAATATTCGATCGGCTTTTCCAAGGCCGCAAATATTCTGATAGACCTAGTACTTAAAGATCGGAGCAACAACTTAAGCGTTGATGAGTTTGTTTATCCTGTCTGCTTCAACATGCGCCACTCAGTCGAACTAAGACTAAAGGGCGCCATTGACGAACTTATAGAAATCGCCAAGATAAAGAAAATAACGCTAAACTTCAATTCCTCTGGCTCACACGACATCGAATCAATATGGACATTCTTCAAGACTCAATCTGAAATCCTTGACAGCAGATATTCAGATATCAATAAAAAAATCGAACCTACAATCCTAGATATTGCACAAGTTGACCCGACCGGCCAGACATTTCGTTACGCATTGAGCAACACAGCTCAAAAGCACCTGACAGACGTATCACTCATTAACTTTATAGTCCTTAAAGACAAATTCAACGAGCTCGAACTAAATTTAGACAAGCTACACCAGCTAAACACATGGCTACAAACTGAATACCGTCAAGGAACATTCACAACAAAACTATCAAGATCGCAAATTTTCAAAATTGCGAAAAAACTACCCCATACAGACAAATGGCGAGAAGCACAATTCACAGAAATCAAGGAGCAAGTAAAAACCGAGTACGACTTGGGAAGCAGAGACTTTTCGAAAGTAATTGACATAATCAGATGTCATTACAGTCTCGCTCCCATCATAGGGGCGCCTCTCCCGATTAAAGGGATAACCGAACCTCAGTTACTATTCTTTATCGACGAGTGGATTAAAAAAAACCCAGACATTAAAAAAGCGCCGGACTCCAGCTTCACAGAAATAAGCTTCGACAAAGAAAGTTTAATTGCCAGAATGCTTGCAAGAGCAATTGAAAAGACGGATATATGGGACACTGTAGCTGACGAAGTGTGCTCAGGCTACCTCGCCGGGCTTGAGTCTCTATTTTACTTCGCTAGAGATACAACTTTCACAGAATACTACAATACAATCTATGACATCCACATCAGAGAGGCAAACAATACACTAAAATTCAATAAAACCCTTAAAGATGACTTCATGCACATATTTAACAAAACAAGCGCACTGAACAACATCCTTCTTTCCCTTTATGCTCTAGGGCACGCCAAATTAGCAGAGTCTATTGTTACAACGCACGAACTCGAAATCTCGTTCCGGTGGCTGCATGACGCGAGAACAGGGCAGCGGTTTATCTACCCAGACTTTGCCGCTTACTAGCAAAAAAAACATAAAATTAGAGCCATATCTGCCGACTTAAACTTCGGCGGATATGGCCATAACAACAACTACAGTCACGCCGCATCGTACAAGGGGCAAACCACACAATCAATCCAGGCAGCCCCTGCCCTTGCCAGCTCTCTCGCCTTACCCTCACTGATCCCGTAATGCTTACCAACTTTTAACATTGCCCATTTGGCGCCGTAATAGAGCCAGAGGATGTCACCCATCTGTTGATCTCGGTGCGCGAGTTTGGCGACAGCGTTGTCGATTGCCAAAGCCCAGTCATCAGTAATGCAATAATTTTTGCTTGATGCAGCTTGAGGCATCGCTTGCCGCATGAGAGCGAATGTCGGGGATGTGTAACTGGGTATCCCCATGCCATCCATCCTCCACCATCCCCACTGCTCAAGCAGGTACTCGGTGTCTCCCAATGGCCGACCTGCCGGCTTGCGAATCATCATTCCTTCAATCCCCTGTGTAATTTGTGCCGCCCGCCCCCAGGCGGTTCGATCGTTCGAATTGACTTTGTCGTCCGCTCATCAGCGGCGAACCTTTCAGCGCTGAAATTTCACGTTGAGCGTGCTGCAATTTGAAACTCAATTGAGTGACCAACTCGTCGGAAGAGAGGACCAACTTGCTCCCCAAAACAACCCAACCTGAGCCGTTGCAATCAGTGCAAACCAGCTCATAAAACAGCCCTTTCACCACCGCGCTCCCCGCGCAGATTGAGCAAGGCTCAAGCTCGATCCGTTCTCGCTTAAAGCCAGGCACTCGCCCTTTTTGCATGATTTGAAACCTCGCCTATGGTTGTTTCTTCAATGGCCTTGCAGGCCTTGTGGTCTGTGGCTTGCAGCGAATTACCAGAATCTTCAAATCTAAAGCTGGTCAATCCGTGAATCATTGCAAGCCCCTTCTGATCTAGATGCGCGTGCCACTGCTCGAGGGCATCACGCTTGCGACTCATCACGTCCGACTGGATGTACACCTTCACGTTGTGGCCCATCGCGTGGTTGATCAGCAGCTCGCCGATCAGATGGTCAATGCCAATGTCTGCCCAGCCGGTGCGGGCCACCTTGCGCAGGTCGTGACTGGTCCACTCGCCTTGCCCCAACCGACGAAACACGGCGCAGCCTTGAGCCTCACCCAGCGCCTTGCCGTTGCGTGCCGGGAACAGGAACTGACCGTCATAGCCTCGGGCGTATTGGCCTTCGCGGTACCGGACCAACAAAGCGCAAACTTGCTCGGTCAGGGGCAGGTGGTGCTCGACACCGGTCTTGGTGTTCTCAGCCGGGATGAACCACTCGCGTTCGGCCAGGCTGATATGCGACCAGCGCGCCATCCGGGTTTCGCCGATCCGCGTGCCGTGACACAGCATCATCAGCGCGAGCATTGAATCCAGTGGCGCAGCGGGCATGACATCGGCCAACTGTTGCAGCAGGCCTTCCAGTTGAACGCCGCGCAGGCGAGACGGCTTGATCCCGACCTTAGCCTTGGAGAAGTCATTGAACCGGATCGCCGCCATCGGGTTGGACGTGATCAGGCCCAGCTTGGCAGCCTGACGGAATGCCAGGGCCAGCAACTGGAACACCGAGCGCACGTAGTCGATGGAAATGGTTTCCTGCAGCGGCCACATCAGCAGGGTGTCGAGCGTCACCTTGTCGATGCCGGTCAGCGGCAATTCGCCGAGGCGTGGCTTCAGGTGACACTTGATCATCGACGCGCCAGTGTTCTTGCGCTTGGTCGACAGGTTGCGGTCGCGTGACATGCGGTCAGCAAACCAGTCCAGCAGTTCGCTGACAGTGTTCCACTTCGACAGGCTCGCGTTTTCCCCGGCGGCCAGACGCAGCCGAAGCGACGGCAGCGCCGCTACGACCTGTTTGTGAGTCAGCTCGGGGAACGTCCCGATGGGATTCCACTTGCCCTTCAACACCAGGTACCACGAGCCACCGGTTCGAGCCTTGTTGAAGCGCAGGTACAGGCCCTTATTCTCAATGTCGCGTACGTCCTGTACGGTGCCGGCCACTTGGCGCTTGATCTCAGCTTCGGTGATCTTCACCGCGGCGGTACTCATGCGGCCCCCTTAACGGTGAGAATTCCGGCTCGGATTAGCCCTTCGTGGGTTTCAGCAATGGCGCGCGGAATGTCCTCCCAATCGATGTCGCCGGCGGCGCGACCATCGACAACGTCGTGACAGGCACAGCAGACATACACCGCGACGGTGTCGAAGCCCTTCATACCCATGCCTTTCTGCCCGCACGGCAGATGCGCGAGGATGGTGGTTTCTGGTTTGTGGTTGCAGATGCCTGGCATCCGGACGGTGCACTCTTGGCCATCGGCCGAGGCGCGAAGCTTCCTCGAGCTCACTCGCATGCAGGCTTCCCCGTCACGACGTCGACGACTTCGTAGGTCCCAGGCCACATCCACGAGCCATAACGCTTGGCCATGGCCTCGTCGGCAAACAGCGCCAGCGCGTGATCGGGCGGCGAACTCAGATCGACCTTGAACGAGCAGCAGAACACTGCGAAGCGATAGGTATCGATTTCAGGAACAGCCAGGCGGCGGTCAGGCATTACGGGCAGCCCCCGATCTTATGGCGCGCAGCTCGGAGAGCGCTCTGTTTCCGATCTCAGGTGTACGGCGGCCGTCAACTCGGGCGGGCAATGCCAGCGGCATCTTTTGGAGCGGCAACCCATCGATCAAACGGCGCACGGTGATCACGTAGTTGCGCTCGAACAGCTTACGCGCCAGCGAGGTTTCGAGGCGGTTCAGACTTTCGAAACCCGACTCCTTGGCCGTGTGCCAAATCGCATCATGCGACCAGTTCGCTTCCCCGGCCATCGACGGATGGACATTGCGGCACGCTTCGCGAAACGCCGTTTCGGTCGGTGGCAGCCCAAGCATTTCAGGCGTGGGTTGGCACAGGTTTATGAACTTGCCTACGCTCGGTGCGAAGTCAGAGCCAAGCTTCCGGCACTGCTCGATGCCGAAGCGAATCTGCTCGACCTTTGTGATTTTCTCGGCCATGAACGCCTTGGTCCATGTGGCTTTCGCGGCGTTGACGGCCTCTTGATCAGGCCACGCCTGCTTCCACGCCGGGAAGATTGCCATCAGCTCACGGAACAGTGCGTTGATGACCTGGACGGTACCCGCATCCGCCTTCACTGGCGCGACCTCAGCCGACGCCACATTGGGCAACATTTGCAGCACACTCGAAACAGACTTCATCACAGACCTCCCAGGTCATCACCCCAACTGGTGTCGTTGAAATCAGGCTCTTGACCACGACCTGCTGCCTGCACTCGCTCACGCTTCACCCACTGGACCAGGCGGTAGCACCAGCCGGAGCCGGAATCGAGAGTTTTTGGCTTGGCGCAGTGGAAGCCCTTGAACTTGCGAACCGCTTCGTCAGGGACGCTGTCAGCCGGAAGCCCCGCGATGGCGATCTGATCCGACAACGCTTTCTCGTTCGGCACCCAAGTCGCGAACATGGCGAAGCGTTGGTGATCATCCTGCGGCTCGATTGCGGCGTTGTTCTGCTCGGCGATCGCGGCATCAATCTCGCGCTGCTGCTGCTCTTCGGTTAATTGATGGTTAAGTGACGGATTGGGTGCAGCCGCTGCACCCCGTTCTGTCGTAGCTTGCACCCCGTCCTGTTGTGGATTGCACCCCGTGCCGTCATTTGCACCCCGCTCGGAACGGGGTGCAGCATTTGCACCCCGCAATAATTGGAGGTCGTAAACAACTGGGCGTCGGTCATGGCGATCAATGTGAACAGCAGCAATCGCTTGATTGCCCTGCTTGATCAGCCCCGACTTCTCCAGGTCATCTAACTTGTAACGCACGGTACGCTCGGATAGACCGGTGTCCTGAGCCAGGGTTGAAGCTGACGGAAACGCGCCAGTACCGTTCGATCCCGCATAGTTGGCCAAGCACAGTAGAACGTGCCGTGCGCTGGCATCCTTGAGAACTTGCGTGGGCAAAGACAGCGCCCATGACATTGCTTGAACGCTCACAGCGAGGCTCCGATATTCAATTCGGCAAAACGAGATGACGTTTGTCGCGACACTTTTTGCGATTGACCAAAACGTGTCGCAGGAATGGAGGGATTACCGGGGGTGACGTTCGTATTCATAATGGCCCCTCAGTGTTTTGCGTTTGAAGAAACCGGGTTGCAGCCCGGCTTTTTTGTGCCTGAAACTCAAGCTGCCTTCACCGAGCTTTCGAGTAAATGAAGGCTTTCGCGTACATGTCCGATCTCAGTGAGAATGTCGGTCTTCTCGCCGGATGAAACGTGCTGGTCATCTAAAGCCTCGTGCACAGCGATGGTCAGATCAGCTACTTCCTTGCCGACATGTACCAGCGAGGCAGTCAGCTCTTTGGGTGCCGGCGCATCCTTCGGAACGAGCTCAAAACCGAACTGATCCGCCAACGCTTTCAACGGGCGCATGTCTTCGGTGTGCAGCAAAATCCCGAACAGATGCTCAATAGTCAGGTGATGCGCCGCGTTGTCCGGGTTCGAGCGCTGGAGCAAGCTCACGTGTGCCATGCACATCTTCCCGGCCAACTCCTCTGCCCCACTTTCCTTGACGGTGGTGTGGCAAGCCCTCAAGAAATCTTCCATTCGTAAAACCTCAAATTTGTTTCCGTGGCGCCCTGCCAGTGGCTGGGCGAGAATTTGCTCAGTGGATCGGCGGACAGGGATTTCGGCTATGCAGCCATCTCAGCCCATGGAAATGACGGACAAAGGGATTCTTTTTTGAAAACACCTCCGGTCAAAGCCTCCGCCCGCTTTGCAACCACTGGAGACATGCCGTGCTTTTCACGTACCCAACCGGAGACGGTACTTTGATCAACCTTGAGCTTTTCAGCGGTAACCTCTTGTGTGCCGAAGAAGGCAACGAGGTCCTTGTAAATAGTGTTCATGTCGCCCCTCCATACGGGAATACCCATATTGTAATTTATGGGAATACCGATTTGCAAGGATATGGGAGCACCCGTAATACTCAACGAATGGAATTTAAAGACCGATTAAAGGCCGCAAGGCGGCACGCGAAGCTCAACCAAGTAGAACTTGCCCTGAAAGCAGGAATTACTCAGACGTCGATTTCTGATCTTGAGCGCGGCAAATCAAAAGCATCTACGCACGTCGTAAAGATTGCGGACGCCTGTGGTGTGAATGCCAAATGGCTCTCAGACGAGATTGGTCCGATGACTGGACCAGCGAGCTCGGTGTCGTCCCAGCATTCCGAATCGAACGTCGGTGCAACTCGCCAGCCCATCGAGTCCTTCCGCTATCCAGTTATCAGCTGGGTGGCCGCCGGCGCATGGGCCGAAGCTGTCGAGCCCTTCCCACCTGGATTCTCCGATCGGTACGAGCTCTCGGATTACAACTCAAAAGGTCCCGCGTTCTGGCTTGAGGTCAAGGGCGACTCGATGACATCGCCAGTTGGGATGAGCATCACTGAGGGAACGCTGATCCTGGTCGACACTGAAGCCGATGCCCAATCTGGAAAGCTGGTGGTGGCCAAGCTTGCAGACAGCGATCAGGCCACATTCAAAAAACTGGTTGATGACGGCGGGCGGCGCTTCTTGAAGCCGCTGAACCCCGCTTACCCTATTGAGATGTGTGCAGAAAATTGCCGGATCGTCGGCGTTGTCGTCAGGGCGCTGCAGAAGCTTTAGGTATCCGGTGCGACGGGATTCGTAGGAGTTCGCCATGAAAGATTGTACGGGGCCAGTCGGAATAGGTATCTCGACCTGGATTTCCAAGGACATGTCTGCTCACTGAGTCTGCAGACACACCGCCAAGGAGTTGTTCACGTAATACGTTACCATTTTCCCAGTAGGGAAAAACGATATCGTAAACATGCCAAGGAGAAAACATGGAAAAGTTAGCGGCAGTAAAGTATTTCCCTTCCGTCAGAGCTGGTCAATATGACCTTCTTGCACTACAAGAAATCGAAGAAGAACGAAAAAAGAAAATAACACCTATAATTTCAGCTCGTGGAAATACACTAAAACAAATAACCGACTTTGCGACAAAGTGGGGTGACAACTATTTCTGGATCGACTCCTCGCGATTCGGACAAGACACTGAGGATCCTGTTGCCAATCCCGCTAACAATGACGACAATAATTTCGAAAACAAGTTACAGATGTTTCTGTCACTACAGGAAATAAACAGAAAGACCCTACCGATTCTGGGATTCAAGTCAGGTGACAGCCAGAGATCAGCCGTTCAGTTTGGGCTTAAGCTTCTAAAAGAATTTCCGCTCGTTGCACTTCGCGTTGAGGGGACCGGGAGTGTGCTAGACAAAAACATATCTATTGCAAGAGCATTCCTTAATGCGGTAAGCGACGACGACTTCAATAAGACCATTCTAATAGTGGACTTATGGAGCACTACCGACATGCCTTCTCTTCAAGAAGAAGGCCCAGTCATGAAGATACTCAACCTGCTAAATGAATACCCTATAAAGAACGTCGTCACCCTGAGTACTTCGTGGCCAGAGGATCGACCTGACCGAGGAATGAATACTTACGCACAGTGTATTGACCCACTATGGCAAGCGATTGTTCACTCTCAGCTCTCAGAGAGGGGGGTCAAATGCTTCTATGGCGATTATGCCGCAACAAATCCCGTCAAGGATCTGCTTGACGACTATGACCCAAGCAAGATGTCACAGCCAATCCCCTTCGCAGGCTATTACACTTCGTGCTCTTGGTATCAAGAGCGCCAAGGAGCAGGTGGGGAGAACGAGAAGTACAGAGAAATCGCAAAATCATTTCAGAAGCTCCCCGGCTACCACACTGACAACTTTTGTTGGGGCACGAGAGCCATCGCGGCTATCGCATCAACAAAGAGAGAGAAAGCCGGACATATGGCTTACTGGAACAAAATCCGCATAAACCAACATATTTGCGCGATGATAAAAGATATCGATGATGGTCTGCTTCAACGAATTTTAAAACCACAGCAGACTGATGAAATAATTGATCAAGATGATCTAGATGAGTTGATTTAATTAGATCGGCGAGCTTTCAACCGAGCCAAAACGTAGGCTCGGATCGTTTCAACAGTAATCTCTTTGGAAACCTTGGCTCTGATTTCAGCCTTGGTTTCCTTGGAGCGAGTAGGTATATCATTCCGTCGACAAAGCTCATCAAGTTCATCACGCCACAATAAACCCGTCAGATCATAAGCGCTGAGCGCGTTGTTGCGTTGAGCAGCGCGCAGCATAGCGACACCACCAAGATCATCCACAAGCAAAACACCGGTTTTCTTGGGAGTCATGGACAAGGCTTTCTCAAGATGTCGACCGTGCGTGCAAAGCCATACCTCATCAAAAACATTGAAGTAAGCCTCACATTGAGCTGGCCATCGTTTAAGATTATCGGCACCGGATTTTATTTCAAACCCTACGAGCCTGCCGTTTGCCAGGGCCAAATCAGCCCTGAAGGATGTGTCGATAGTCTTGCCGCTTTTATGGTTTACAAAACCAAGTTCATCGATAAGCACGTCATCTGAACTGTTAGATAAGTTTGTGGAAACCCAGTCCCTTAGTCTTTCTCGAATATCCATTGGGCTCAACATAAATCAATTCCTTCGGGTCTCGCAAAACGTGACAGATTATAGGTAATTATCCAGCATTCCTCCAGAACCAATGATCCATAAGCCCTGCGCAATGCTGGCTTTTTGTTTCTCGCACCCTGCCCAGACTCGCCTCGCGCTCCAGCGCCACCCTACTCCGTCCTAAAACCGCCCCCGCCAGGGTTCGCTAATCCAGTCCATGAAAGCCTCCCTTTTGCGGGCTTTTGTGTCCCGAGAAAAGACAAATCATCGACAGCGACTCTGATGCCCTTGCCAAAAAACAATCAGACAAATACTGTATATTCATACAGCTTAGCAAGGAGCATTACATGCAGCAACTCGCCCACCCTACAAGCCCAGCAAAAAACTCCTACGAGCTTGTTGGTCGACGAATTCAACGCCTGATCGCAGCGCCGAATGTGCAGAAGATCCAATCCATAATTGTTACCAGGCGTGAAGACGAGCCCGCTGACGCATGGCTAAAGGTCATTCAGGAGATCGAGGAGACCAGCGGAGTACGCATGGAGCGTCTTGAGGGAGGTGCCGTCCGGATCGGATGGCGGGAGTACTACGAAGCGTAAAGAGGGCCCGCCATCGAGCGGGTTTTTTATCACTTCGGAAAACAATATGGGAATACCCATTGACTCAATATATGGGCTTGCCTATATTTGCTTTCAAGCCAAGACAACACCGGCCCAGCAGCGAAAGCCGCGCCGCTCTTTAACAATCAGCGCAACAAACAAACCAACAGACCGCATTGCCTCTACCGGCGACCGGCGAGCAGACAGGCCTGAAAGCCTGCCAACGACAGGAACAACCTGGACGGCTGCTCGATGGTGAAACGCCTTAACCGTGTGAGTGACCCGGCATGCAATGCGCCCCGCCCTTTCCGGCGGCAATAGGACGGACAGCATCACTGAGCAGCCTTCAAGCGAGGGCTGCTTGGGATGACAACCGATAGGTAATCAACCATGAAGCACACAGCAGAAATTGCTCAGTTCGAAATGCACCCACTGATGCAACAGCGCCGGGAAGTTCTCAACGCCTTGTTTATTCGCTCCCACGCAGCCCGTGGAGAGTTCGCCCGCCTTTCAGGTCTGGCGGCGCCAGATAAGAAAGTACGCTTCCAAGTGAAGACGGTCGGCAATGCCTACCACATCGTTGATCTGGTCACCGGAAAGACCAAGGCATTCCGCTTCAATTACCAAGTAGCAGTGAACATGGCGATCGCATTCGAAAAGCAGGCGAATCGCTTGGCGGAAGGTGTGCATTGATCGGTGCACCAATGCCAAACCCACGAGACCAGTTGCTCGACAGCCTGAACCAGCAACTTGATCAGTTCTTCGGTTCCGGCGGTAGGGCTCAGCAAATCCCCAGTGGCGTCACTGGCGATCCAAAGCTGGCATCCACACCGCACCACGACCGTCTGCGCGTCGAGCGCAACAAGATCGCCCCGAAGGTTCGCGAACTGGCCGAAGCCGGCAAGACCATCAGCGAGACGGCCAAGACACTGCACATGCACGTCAAGCGGGTTGCGCTGATCGCCAGCGAGAACGGATTCAAGTTCAACTCATGAAACGCATCAGTAACCGGGCGACGACGCGCCGCCGACAGACTTGGCTGGACTTGCCGGCCAGCGGAATTGAAGAGGTAGGCCATGGCAGAAGTACAGGAACCGACGAAGGAAGCGATCAAGCAAAAGAAAAAGCGCGAGAAGGCAGCAGCAAAGGACGCTGCATTGGGCGTCTAGAAGTTTACGGTTGAGGTTGCTGGGGTATTCAAGCCTGATCTGAAGGCGGTGATGAAAGCTCATGGTTTCAACAACCAGCAGGAAATCCATCAGAACCTGATTCGGAACCTGATTGGCGCCGACTTCGAAACACAGGCTTGGATGCTTCGCGGTGTCACGACACCTTATGTAGTTACCGAAAAGGTGTCGCGACTCATCAGGGAAGCCGGCATGAAATCCATCGCCGCCGATCCTCCAGAGCCTGACGACGAAATCGTCGACCCTCTTTCCGCCTAAACGAAGCCAGAGCCGCGAACGGGCGAGCCCAGCGTTGTTCCATCCCATATAGGATGATGGATGTTTGGCCCGTGAGTCCCAAGCTTCGAAATGTCGTGACATATCTGATACCGATTGCCGTCTGCTGATACCACGATCAGGCTTACCAGCTCGTAACAATTCTCATCAAAATCATAACCTTCTGGGAATTGAAATTCCTTTGGGTGCTCGATCTCGATTATTTTGATGTCGCCAGGCTCAATAAGAAATGAATCAATTGGATCGCCTGAAAGGATTGTGAAAGATCCATGCGACTTCAAATTCCCCCGAATATCCGGCCCTTGCAACACCTCGATATCCTTTACATACAGCGTTTGCTTACCAGTATTGCTGAGGCTGTATTTGAGATGCCTCATCGCTGGTCGAGTTATTTTTGCCTTAGCTGGTACGTACGGTGACTCATTGGGAATGTAGCTGAATTCCGCCGCAGAATATGTCCTATCCAATAGGATGAGAACCGCCCCAGACGGCTTGTGAATTTGCGAGAAATAGAAACTCGCGAAAGAAACTATAAATGCTGCGGCTGACACCGAAAGCGTCACTACATCCTTCGTATCCAAAACCACTTCCTTTGACCGACCGGTATTTAGGCCGATCAAACACTATCCCAAACCAAATTGCCACCACCGGTCACGGAGGGCGGCGCCGAGCAGGTCGAGAGCCAGGCTCGCGACGATCTGATGAGCCAGCTCAACGAAAGCTACAACGCCAACGCCGACACCTGCTCGGGTCGAAGATTGAATTCGATGAAGCCGGTGGCACGCTGACTTTGCGCGGTCTACCAACCCAGCTCATCGAACAGCTGAACCGCGCTCTGGAATAGCATTAGCAACTGCAATTAACTAGTCCTCAAGCTCTTGGCTTGGTAAAGGCAACCCGCTCGCAGCGGCGACCAGTCGATTGAGAGACCGGACAGACCCAGACAGAGCTTCGGAGAGCACGGGACCATATTGATCAATCCCAGACCCGGCCAACAAATCGAGCATGGAGGCAATCTCGTGAAAGTCGAGCTCGATTTTGTAGTCTCGCTCACCGTTCTCTGTAATTCTGCAGCGTTTGTGCACAAGAGAGACACATGGGCCTTTGTAAGGCACGCCATAATGGTGAGCTCCGAAAACGAGGCGCCACGGCTCATCCTTTTTCGATGGGCGCTTCACGATATGGACCCAGTCGCCCGAGCTCTCCGAACCTTTACGATAAATTTCCACTGTCTCTCCATACTCACTAATACAAATAAAGGGACCACACCATCCCCACCGCTTCCACCATGTCGCATACGGTCACCGGGGGCCCCGTCTTACTGCATAAAACTAAAACTGTTTCTTTTCTGATCGAAATACTTTTACGTATGCGAAGTACCCAATAGCGATTTCAGCTATCGCCATCACGCCGTAAATTGCGCCGAACATGAATGATGAAATGAGAAATGAGAGCCCAACAAGGAAAAGTAAAACCTCGGAAATAATCTCTGTTTTCTTTCTCCAGGATGGCGCTCGATCCTCAACAAAACCACCTACAAATCCGATCATTAATCCCACAACAATTTTCGCAAACATCACCGCTCCCTGTCCGGCTCCATGCCGGGCCGAACACAAATACCCCACTTCTACGAATCACGCCAGCCGGCGAGGCAATGGATCATTTGCATGCTCAGTCCGATCCTTTGCAATGCCGAAACGAAATCGCAAAAGTGAAATGATTTATCTCAGCAGTTTGGATTTTATATACTCATAGGCCTGCTTCGATAGCTCATCCGCCTTCGCCAAAATCCTGCCCTCTTGCCACCCATCAAGCTCAAACTTGTCGCCTAACTCTATGATCCTGGTTTTGAATAAATCTACTCTTTCAAATTCTACATCTGGTTCAATTGCCGCCGAAAAAAGACGCACACACCCATAAAACTCATCACAAATATTTATTATTCCACCGAATGAGTTTGATAGCTCATCCCCCCACAAAGCACGTGCCTCAATGAGAAGCACTTGCAAGTCAGCCCTCTGAGTTTTAGCCTTCTCCATTCTAACTATAAAACTATTTGTCACGCTTCTAAGCAAGTCTGGCGGAAGCCCCTCAAAACCAACAATGCAGTTATTCCTACAGAACTGCATATCTGCATAAGCTGACTGAATAGTTTCCTTAAGATTTATCAGTGAGACAGCCAATTTGCGGGCTAGCTCGTGGTCTGACTCTGCTTTTATTTGACTTCGCCATGCATTAATACTGAAAGCTGCAAGGATCACAGCCACAACCGTCGCAGCGGAAGAAAGTATTTCAAACAGGTCGTGAATATTGTCAACGGTATAGAAATCCGTTTTCAGCCTAATACTGCCCCACGTAACACCTGCAAGAAATATCAATACGCAGGTCAGCCAAATAATCCAGTCCTTCTTCAAGACGTTCTCCTTTTTGCTAATTAACTGATTATGCCGGAGCAAACTGCTATCGGCGAGGATCCCCTATGTCCGCACAACAGATCGACGAAAAGAAACTCGAGCGCGCGATCCGCAAGATCAAGCACTGCCTGGCGTTGGCTCAGAGCGCCAACGAGAACGAGGCCGCCACGGCTTTGCGGCAGGCGCAGGCACTGATGCGCGAGTACCGCTTGACCGAAATGGATGTGAAGCTGAGCGATGTCGGCGAAGTCGAGTCGGACCTGCACCGCGCCAAACGCAGGCCGGCATGGGATCAGCAACTGAGCATCGCTGTAGCAGATGCATTCAACTGCACGACCTTGCGGCGCCGGAAGTGGAGCCCATCGAAAGAGCAAGTCATCGAATGCGCGACATTCGTCGGCGTATCTCCCGCTCAGAACATCGCCCTGTATGCGTATGAGTCGCTGCACAGAAAGCTCACCCAGGCGCGCAAGGAGTACTGCTCAGCAGTCAGGTCTGGAGTTCGGCGCAGTGAGTATTCGGCAGAAACAGCTGGCGATCACTTCGCACTGGCGTGGGTCTGGGAGGTGCAGTCGAAGCTGAAAGCGCTTGTTCCGCAGGATGACGATGATCCGCTCGAACATGCCGGCACCGGCCGAGACGTGATTGCAATTCAAGCGCAGGACAAGGCATTGATCAGCGAATACCTCGCCAACCTAGACATCAAAGAGTCCCGGAAAAGTAAGGGTGTCGAGCTGGATATGAACGCCCAGATCGCCGGGATGCTTGCCGGTCAACAGGTGGAACTGCACGCCGGCATCGCACGCGGTGGCGACGACATTCTGTCCCTATCCGCAACCGCCTGATCCCTCACCCCCCTCCACCGCCCGGGCATGCCCCGGCATAGGACGCCCCATGCTCACAGGCACAAATCGAACGGCTCGCTAAAGCTTGAGCAGTGAATTTATTTTTTAACAAAATTATAATTCGGGCGCCCCATTGTAGTAATACTCAATTTCTTTACATGGAAAAAACCCACGATTCAAATGCACAAAACCCCACTCTTTCAGCAGTTGCGCAGATGCATTATCACCCATGTAACACATACTTGAGATGACGATACACTCATTTGGATAGATAGTATCCCGAAGTATACTCGCATATCTCCAGCGAATTTTACGGTCAATTTCTGACGTATGCAAGAACCTGACAAGCCTGGTAGCATGATTACGAAGAATTATACAATTAGGATTTATAGTTAAACTACGAATCAGTTTATTTGCAGAGCTGATCTGAAGCTCCGAATCCAACGAGCTGAAATATTCATATTTAGCACAAAGAGCTTCCGCCAACTCTTCTCCATAACAAGCACCATCGCTATCGTCTCTAAAATGGCGCTCACAGAATGTTTCTATTTGCTCGAGAATTTTAAAGAAGGTGCCTTCGAACTTTTCCCTTTCGAGAATTTCTTGTTGTTTTGCCATAAACATCGTTGTTTTTCGAGCTTCTCTAGTTTGAATCGATGTTGTGCGGAGTAGCACAAGCAAAGCAAGAAAACTCAAAACTGGGTTTGTTAAACCACCGATAAAATCTCCAATCTGCCCTATGTTTTCCGGAACATTATATTTATTCTCACCAAAATAAATATACGCACAAAAAACAAAGAATACAAAGAGCAGTGCAAACCATGATATCAGACCACTATCAAGTGGATTAAGATCTTCTGTATCTCCATTACGCCTAATTTTAGTAAAAAAATAAAAAGCGAGCACAGCAGTGAATATTAATAATACGACCAGGCTTTTTTCTAAATTACTCAATTCTATGGTCCTCAGCTAAATTTTCGACCGCGGCGCGATTTCAAAATGATATCAAGACGTCCCGCGCAAACAAAATCTTCCCTTCAAAGTCAGCCGCTATAGCGGCAAGGACGAGTGTTGCCGTGAGCATCATCGACGACGTAATGACCGACAAGATCACCCTGCACGGCCTCGGGTTCGTGCAGGTTCAACTGCAGGGCAATCAGCGCCTACACGTCTGGCACCCTGAGCTGCCGCGCCGCGCGTGCTTCAAGCACTCGGCTATCCATGACCACCGTTTCAACTTTACTTCGCGGGTGATCGTGGGCAAGCAGATCAACCACTGCTTTGAATTGGAGCGCTGTGATGATGGAGGATTTGTGCTGTATCTGCATGAGGGTGCCCGCACACCGGGCGGCGGCAGGCCGTGGACTCCAGATGGCCGCGCCCATCTGATACCGGATGGCGTGATCACCGTGGAAGCCGGCAACGACTACAACACTCGGGCATACCACTATCACCGCACAGAGCCCGGCGGCGATGGGCGAGTCGCCACAATCATGGCGAAGCGCGGCGAATACCCGCACGGCGCCCACTCGACCTGCACCTACGGCGTTCAGCCCGACACCGACTTCGACCGGTACCAGTGGTCACCGTCGCAGCTTTGGGAAATCGTCGCCGATGTGATGCTCGGCCAGAGGCTGACGCCATGATCCTCAAATGCATGGCCGGCTGCACCCTCTTCTTCTGGCTTCCATTGGCCCTGACCATTAAGGCGGTGATCGGATGAAAGTTCCTGATTCAGAAATCCTGCAAGCCATCTGGCGCGCGCAGGTGAAGAAAACCGCGAACGGCGTCATCACCAACTACGTCGGCGGCGGCAAAGCACTGAGCGGTAGCGATAGCCAACGGTACGCTCAGGGGCTGCACATGATCAGCCGTCGAGCGTGGGGCGTGCCGCTGAGCTATGCGCAGTTGCGGCGCCGCACTCTTGCGCTGATCAATGCCAGATCGATTCCCTGGCGCACCGACTTCAACGGCTCGATCATCTGGATCGACGACCAGCGCGCGAAGGCTGTGTTCGAGTTCGCTCGCCAATGGTGGCGCGATCATGGCGTTCCTGAAGGCTTTGACGAACAGCGCAAACGCAAGCGCACCGTTCAAGTAGATGAATTCGGAGAGAAGGTCGAACAGCTCGAGGCTGAACTCTTGGAGCGATTCGGCAAGCTGGAGGTGACGCCATGATCGCCCTCGGTTCGTCTGCCGATCTGCGCTGCCACAAAATCCCGCGTTGCCGCGGTATCAGGAAGTGAGTGGCTCTTCAGGTGGGCGCCCATCAAGCGCAGGCATCGGATCTGTATGGACACCCGGGAGGATGGATGTCCATGCTTCGAAGGCTAGTTTCTGGCGCAACACTGCATCGTCCCAGCGGATTCCGGAAACCTCTTTGGCGACTACCAACATCATTAGATGATTCGTGGTCGCGTCG